TGTTTTTGGAAAAACGCTGAGATAGGCAAACGCCAATAGCACGCACCATTGGGTAGCATGATATTAAATAAGAGTGCGCGACCTGAAATAGAGCTAATACCAAAGATAACGCAGTCACGGCTATCTTTCTTATATTTTTCATCCATGTCATAAAGATATTCCCTTCTTATTTTGCAATAGATCGGCGGTATGTTTGCATTTAAATAAGCCATAGTTCCTCATTTTATTTAATTTCGCCCCAGTTAGGACCTGATTCGTAATCAACTTTATTAGGAACTTTTAATTCTACTGCTTGTTCCATTATTTGTTTTATTTTATCAGCTTGTGCTTCTGATTCAATAGAAAAATCTAATTCATCATGTATTTGTATATGACCTATTAAACCTTCTTTATATAAATCAACCATAGCTTTTTTAGTCATATCTGCAGCTGATCCTTGGATAAGTTTATTTAATGCTTTGTATGTAAAAGCTCTACGTATTGAATTTTGATGCCAATAATTTTTCTTTGGTTTACCATCTTTATCTTTAATAACATTACCATCATTATCTAATTCATGTGGCCCCATTTTTTGTAATTCTAATATTGTTTCATGATCTTGTGCAGGAACAAATGTACCCCAATCACTACCCCTAAGTATTGGTTCATACTTAGGAAATCTACAACGTCTACCTAATAATGTTTTTATTTTACCTCTATCTTGTGCGGCTTCCATTACACCAGTCATTAATTCTTTAACAAAAGGTACTTGACCATGATATTGATTAAACAATTCATCTGCTTTTTCTTTTGATACACCTAATTCATTTTGTAATTTAGCTTTTCCCATTCCATAAAATAAACCTAAGTTAATTGTTTTAGCTTCTTTTCTCTCAATGTTTGCCATGTCTGCAACAATTTGGTGAAAATCTGTTGATGGATCATTTTCATATGAATTTGCAATTATTTGTGCTGTGTCATAACCAAATCTTAAAGCGTAGTGTGCAACTAATCTTGGTTCCTGTTGAGAGTAATCAAATGTTCCCCACTTACAACCTTCTTCAGGTATAAATAAACTCCTAATTAATGGTCCTGTGTCTGGATCACGTGCTGGAATTTGTTGTAAGTTTGGATTTGAATAACTAAATCTTCCTGTAACTGTACCACCATCATCAGATCGTATTTGATTTATATCTGCATGAATACGACCATTATGTTCATGTTTTAAAATAGTATCAATAAAAGTTGTACTAACCTTGTTTATTTTTCTAGCTTCTGCTATCATACGAACTACAGGATGATTGTGTTTAGAAATAAAATTTTTAGTAAATGATGGTGAACCAGTTTTTTCAGTTACGTCGTAAGGTAGTTTTAATTTTTGAAAAACTTTTTCAATTGATCGTGCAGCCCATATTTGAGTATCTACTCCTGTTTCTATTTTTATTTGTTGCAATAGGTTTTGTTCTTTTACTGCCAATCCTGTTTTTAATTGATTTGCTTTTTCGATATCTACCCGCACCCCTAGGTGACGCATATCAACTAAACAAGGAAAAAGATCAGTCTCTAAATTAAATACCTTTTGTAAATCTTCTTCAATAATTATTTTTTTAAATAAATGCCAAAGTTCTAAAGTTAATGCAGCATCTTCTTCTGCATATGCACCTACTTCACTTGCAGGCATTTTCCACATATCTGCTTTAGGATCTAATCCACGTTCTTTTGCTGCATCAGTAAGTAATTTTTCATTCTTACCTTTATTTAAATATACCCAAGATAAAGAATTTAATGTAAATGAAAATCTATTTTCATCAATTAATGATGCTGCAACCATAGTATCAACAATTAAACCATTGATTTTTATACCTAAATTACGTATCCAACATACGTCGTACATTGCATTGTGAAATATTTTTGTAGCAGGTGATTCACAGATATCTTTAAACCATCTTAACACTCTGTCTCTATCTATATTTGGACCTGTACCATGAGCTATTGGAAAGTATCCTTTATAACCATCTACAGCTACAGCAATACCTACTACTTCACCATTACCAATAATAGAACCTGATCCTTTTGTTTTTAAATCTGGATCTCTTGTTTCTAAGTCAATTGCTATTTCTTCAGCATTTCTTAAATCAGGAAACTCTGTAGGTGCTACCCATTCTATAGTTGGCATTAACATTATTTTTTCCTCTTCATGTCTTTCATCTTTTTAATTTCTAATTCACAATAATGAATTATCTTTTCTATATCTTGTATTCCATTTTTATTCAAGTATCTACAAACGTATTTTACAACGTTCCCTTGAAAAAATGAGAGATTATTTTTTGAAATAAACTCATAAGGTTGAATGGGAAAATCTTTATAGTGAGATCCTCCGATTTGTTTATCTTGTGGAAATGCTTCTTCAAACATATTTTTATTTGTCATATTTTTCTCCTTTAGGTTTTGGCAGTTGTTGGTTTAACGATCTTAATGAATATATAGGGAGTCGAGAAATCGAACCAACTTTGTCCGTTAGAACCTGATGCTGCCAATCACCAGAATGAGTTATCTCTATCCCGATCGGTTTATATACTTTCATATATAAATTTTTATAAATGCTTGTATTCATTTCTTTTTAATTTTGCTTTTAATTTATATAAATTATTTCTTGCACGTGTAGCACCTACATACCAAACTCTATTCTCTTCATCGTATTTATCTTGACTCTTTTTTTTTGCTTTCTTTATTTTTTGACCTAAATCTAAACACAGTATAACATTATCTTCCTCACCACCTTTAGCTGCATGAATTGTAGATACTAGTATTCTTGCTCTTTCATCTAAGTTTTCCCCATTATCTAACATATTTTTTATATATTCTTTCTCATCTAAATCTGCTTCTTTAAATGCATCAAACCAATCAATATCTTTATTCCATTTTTCAGGTCCAGATCCAATAAATTGTTTTACATCTTTTATTTCTTTTTCTTCTAATTGAATACCTCTACACCATGAATTGTAATTAATAGATGCATTGTATAATAATACTTTAAATGATTTACCTTTATTAGTTTCATAATATAAATTTATTTTTCTTAATTCTTTTGTCATTTTTATTAATCTAGAAACAGTTCTAGTTAATATTAACCATTTACCTGTTGTTACATCTATTTGATCTAAATTATTTATTCTTTCACAAACACCTTCATAATCTCTTGGATAGTATTGTTTTAGTTTTCTTTGTCCTACTATATTATTTAATGGAATAATAGATTGTTCTTGCACTGCTTTGGATATTCTTTTTGAATACTTTAATACTTTTTCTTTTGCAGGTTCATTTATAAATCTATTAACATCAGCTCCTGCCCAGGCAAAGATAGCTTGATCATCATCACCTGCTAAGTAAATATCATCTGCATATTGTTTTAACTTATCAAATAGTTTCCATTGTAATGGAGATAAATCTTGAGCTTCATCTATAAATATAACTTTAAATTTTGGTAAATCATCTTTCTCTATTAATTGATTTATCATGTCATTAAAATCTAATTTCTTTTTTACTTTTTTATAATTTATTAAATTATCATTTATGTTTTTAAGTAAAGGCCATCTAATTTCTTTTGTATTATGTTCGTTTCTATCAAACTCTTCTCTTATAGTTACGTCCCTATTTATAGCTCTTCCAATCATTTGAAAGTATGGACTATCATTATCTAAATAAAATTTTTCTTCTTTATTGTATTTATCAAAATATTTAACTCTTAAATTTACATTCTTACCTATCTTAGTGTAGTCTTCTCCTTGCATTACTTTTTTAATATTTAAATCTAATTGATCAAAAGCAAATGAATGTAAGGTTCTAAAATAATATAGTTTGTCATTATCAACTGGCATTCTATCTCTAGCTACATTCGCTGCTTTTTTAGTGAAAGCAAAGTATGCAATCTTATCTAAAGGAGTACCAATTCTAATATAAGCTTTAGCTCTACTAATTAGTTTATGTGTTTTACCTGTACCTGGAGGACCAAAATATTTATAGATCATTAGACAATATCATCCTCATTTTCTACTTCTATTATTTCTTCAACTTCTTCCTCTTCTTTAAATAAATATAAAGGAATAGCTGCACAACCATTTACACCTGGATATGGTTTACCTGTTTTTTTATTAGTACCTGGAAATCTTTTCTTTTTACCAAACCCTGGTTTAGGTAAATGATCTTTTTCTTTCTCAAACATTTTTTCAATCATGTAAGAAGTTCTTGATGAATCTTTTTTCCATTCATTTTCTTTTAAAAAATTATAGAAATCATCATAAACAAAGTATGCATATTCTTCATCTTTCAGTACGTTACCACTTAAAAAAGAATTATATGTTGTAGCCTGAGGTCCGTTGATATGTTCCTTTAATAATTTCTTTAATATCTCTATTGGTCTGGTCCCTGGAGCCGGCTGCACTGTATCAACACTATCTAATAATGAATTTACTAATTCATAAAACTCCATTGCTTTTATTGGTGGAGGAAACACATCAGCCTGCGCCATGATTAAACCTCTTAATTCTTTTTGATCTTTTATCTTATTTACATCCTTTGCATGTACAGGAACAGATTCACCTTTTTTATTTTCTACTGTAAAATAATATTCAGGATCCGGTTTAAAATCTACTTTGATTAAATTAGTCATCAACGGCCAATTAATTTTTTTATCCGATATAATTCCAAATTTTCTTTTTACACATTCAGACTTAACACAAACTGGTGCAAGTAATTCATCACTACAAGTATGACCTTTAGTTTCTTTGTCCCATGTTTTAATTTTCATCTTTATATGATCATCTGTCCAAGTAGAATTAAATTCAAAATAATTTCTACCTGCCTGTAAAACTCTATCTCTCCAATTGTCAGAATATTTTTTCTTAGCAAAGACCATGTAGTTATATAAAAATCTATCACGACCATCTTTCATTTTATTTTTAGATAAAATTTCCAGACATGGTGGACCATCTTTAAATTCTTCTGCACCACCTGTTAATTCTTTTTGTATTATTTCGTCAGATAATTTTTGTAATGTATCTTTATTGACTTTATTTAATTCAATACAATTTAAAAATAATTCAAAAGACATTTCTTCTCCATTTGGAGAGAGTGCAACTCTTTCATTCTTTTTAAAGTATGGAAGATTTATAAAGTTACCATTTATTTTATCACCATCTGTATTGCTGCCTAGTTTAGTTTGTTTCGGAAATATCTCTGTTGTAATAGGTAGTTTAAATAAAAATAATACTTGTTCTAAAAAGTCTTTTATTGTTTTTGCTTTTACAAATTCTTTTGTAAATAAATATAAATGTAAACCACCACTTTTTGATCTAGCAGGAATTAATGGTAATTCTTTTTCTTGAATAATATCTAAATAATATCTTACATCTAAATTTTTATATATCTTTGGATCAATATCTATTGCACCAAATCGTGCTAAACCATCATCATTACATGGCTGTATACCTATTGATTTAGTTCCATCTAAATGTTGTTGATAGTCTTTATCTGTAATTGGTTTACCTGACCAACCATAATCACCTGATCTAAATTTTATTTTACCTGTATCTGGATCTGTATAACCATTGTTAATATTACAGAAACCAAAATTACGTTCTAAACCTGTAAATGCTTTTTTAAATTCATCCATTCTATAAACTCATGTTGTAAGGCCGGATCCACTCTCGCATCACCGGCCTTTGTGACCACTATTATAATCTTACAATTATAATTTTATTAAACAATATCCTCTGTTTGAGGTTTATCGTTTTTCTCATACTCAGGTTTTGCTGCACCTTTAGACACAGATTTTTGAAACTCTTGTGCCATTAAGTATAAGTCAGCGTCCTCTTTCTTAGACACATCTAAAGCTCTTGCCATAGATGGTTTATAGACATGCCAGCTTTTACTTCCTGCAGTTTTACCAACAGTTCTTAAATTATAAACTGCTGCATATGCCGCTGGATTGTAAACACCTTTGTCATCCTTAAATCTAAGATTTTTGATCAACTGATTTAATTCTCTCGCAGGTGTTAAGTTAGATGATCTCATAGTAATCACTGCAGGTCTAGGTTCTTCACCTAAAACTATTACATAAAAGTATGCAGTTTTTTCTAAGTAATTACCATTTG